GTCGCGCGGGTAAGGCTCACAAGTCCAAACTTAAGCGACATTTCTCCTCCTAGTATATTCTTTAATATACGCCAGGCTACCAGGAAGATATCGACTATCCACCCTATCCAACAAATCTCGCTTACTTATCCGGTTCTCCAACAGAAACTTTCTGCAATCAATCAGGTATCTCATTCCAATGCCATAAGTTAGAATAAACGCGAAAACAACCATTTCTGGGGTAACTTCGCTAGAATAAGGTCTGAATCTCTCAGGAAATAGAATTCTTGAAAGGAGTAAATTCGGGTGTCTGTACTGGCCATCGAATCTCCAATATCTAGATAAAAATTTAATTCCTTCCTTATTCTTAGTTGACCCAAAACTAGACTTATCCTCCACTTTAACTATTAGACCGAAATTCTTACTTATATATGTAGCTAAAACATCTATAGTGGTGTCATAATTAGTGAATATACAATTATCATCACCCATTATGATCATATTACACCGTTGATGCATAGCGTTGAAGTAAGTCTTGATAACAATAGCATTAACTATTGAATCAATAATCTGAGTCCACATAGATCCTGATGGCACACCTCTATGACATGATAATAGACCTTCAGTTAAGACAAACGTCTTATGGATAAAGTCATGTACCATTATATCAAATAGAGCTGACTGTTCATCATCAAGCTTGAAGCAATCCTTAATAATAGCAAAGGCGTCCTCAATCAACCAACTTGAAATGGTAGAATCGAAGGAAGAGTAATCGATTGAGAAAAATCGTTTGTACGCAACTCTCCACCTCATAATGATTGAGCTTATTTCATGTTCATCCTTTCCACCGGCATAGAAATCCTGTTGTGCTATCAGACTTTGGAACGGCACTGAATACTGAAGCTCGTTTACGATCGACACTAAATCATACATAGAGACTAATCTAGTCTTATGCTTGCATGTGCCAGTCTGGGAGCCATCGTCATCATACTCACCAGAAGCTTGTGTCCTAAAGGCACAAAGTATAGGAGAGTTAAAAGTTCCATTGTGTAATGCGGCGGATTTCTCCTTTTCGAAAAGACGTTGGATTCCTTCCATATTCTCACCCTTTAATTTCCTTCCTGATAAAATCCATCGGAAACCGCTATGAGTGTTCTCTTTTGGAAGAGCGTCCCTAATATCGTCGTCCGTATTAAAGACTAGAGGTTTTAGATGAACTTTCTGAAACACAGAACGCACATCTTTAAGCGCTTTTTGATAATTCTGATTCCATCTAAAAGACGGATGGTCTACACCTTTAAAATTGATTAAGTTATCCTCAATCTTACTGTAAATCTTAAGATTTCTACTGAAGGCGAATCCTTGATCATCTTGCAAATGATTAAGGTAATCAACCTGACGTAATACCTCCTTTCGATCTAATGCATACTTAAGAATTACTTGAAGAGCCTTATCATCAAATAAAGGCTTGTCTAGACCTCTAGACTTAGCTAAATTCCTCCTATAATCAATCAGTCTTCTTTTTGACCCTGCAGATAGGCTTTTCTCCAGTGAATCTGCACTTTTAACTGAATTGACAACGGAGGGAGATAACCTTGTCTCACCACTGGAATAGTGTGAATTATCCATAGGTAAGCCTCCTATGATTAAACGGCACAATGGTGCAAACTTCTACCTCGCCAGGGTAGACCAAGAAACTTAAGTGTAGTGGATATTTAACTATATCCTCTACAGAACGTAAAACTTTATAACGTAAA